GTAGTATCTGCAGCACCATAAATACATTTAGGAAACTAGAGAATAAATGGCTCAACCAGCAAGTAGAACAGATCTAGTTAATTACTGTAAGAGGCAGCTAGGTGCTCCTGTATTGGAGATAAACGTTGCTGATGAGCAGATTGACGATTTAGTCGATGATGCGCTCCAGTACTTCCATGAGAGGCATTTTGACGGCGTAGTTCAAACATATTTAAAATACAAAATAACTCAAGACGATATTGATAGGGGTCGAGGAAGAGGAGGAACTAATCCAATAGGAATAGTAACTACTACAGGAACTTCTACAGTTGGGGTTGCCGCTACATTTTCATATGAAGAAACTAGTAATTTTATTCAAGTACCTCCAGCAGTAATTGGTATTAACAAAATATTCAGATTTGATACTAGCACAATATCTAATGGAATGTTTAGTCTTAAGTATCAATTATTTTTAAATGACATATATTTCTTCAATTCAATGGAAATGTTGTCATATGCAATGACAAAAACTTATCTTTCAGATATTGATTTTTTATTGAACACTGAGAAGCAAATAAGATTTAATCAAAGACAAGATAGATTATATCTAGATGTAGATTGGGGAAATGTGACAAAAGATGATTATATTATTCTAGATTGTTGGAGACTTTTAGATCCAAATGATTTTACAAGAGTTTATAATGATTCATTCTTGAAAAGATATTTAACTGCTCTCATCAAAAGACAATGGGGACAAAATTTAATTAAATTCCAAGGAGTTAAACTTCCAGGTGGGATTGAATTGAATGGGAGACAAATTTATGATGATGCAGAAAGAGAATTGGATAAAATCAAAGAGGTAATGTCAAATACATACGAATTACCACCACTTGATATGATAGGCTGATGGTATTAAATCCTTTCTTCACTCAGGGTACTTCTTCTGAGCAAAATTTAGTCCAAAGTTTAATCAATGAACAATTGAGGATGTATGGTGTTGACATCTATTATATTCCAAGAAAGTACATGACTGAAAATACAGTCATAAGAGAAGTAGTACAATCTAAATTTGATAGTGCTTTGCCAATTGAGGCATATGTTGATAACTATGATGCATATTCTGGTGCTGGGGATGTTTTATCAAAATTTGGTATTGAATCTAAAGATGAAGTTAGATTGATTATATCAAGAGAAAGATATGAAAATTATATTACCCCATTAATTCAGGGGCAAGCAAATATAAAACTTTCTACCCGCCCAAAAGGTGGAGATTTAATATGGTTTCCTCTTGATGATAGACTTTATGAAATTAAAGATATAGAGTATGCAAAACCATACTATCAATTACAGAATTTATATGTCTATGAGTTATATTGCGAACTCTTCCGTTATCAAGATGAAGTCATTGATACTGGAATTGATGATATTGATAACGAATTGCTTGGAGATGAAACTGATGGATTAACCGATGATGGGATTAATACCATTCAGGGATACACACAAACACTTACTATGGTTGGAAATGCAGTTAATGCAACCGCAATAGTTGGAATCATAACCTCAGGTGGCGTAAGATCCTTTACTATCACAAATAGAGGTGGTGGTTATGGGATGGTGCCAACTGTTCAGGTATCTTCTGCGCCTACAGGAGGAGTAACTGCTGTTGGTATTGCATCTATGATTGGAGGAATTCAAGTCTGCAATTTAAATGCAAATCCAAGATTACAATCAGTTCAAAGGGTTGATGTGTCTAATCCAGGTTCTGGTTATACTGTCGCACCATCAGTAACGTTTAGTACCACTGATGGAACTGGAGTTGGTGCAGCTGCGACAGCAAATATTGGTGATAATATAGTTGGAATAGTTACGATAACAAATTCTGGCGGTGGTTACATCAATAATCCAACAATTTCATTCACAAATGAAATATTTAAGACTGGAGTAACTACAGTTTCTGCTACTGCAACATCAATTGTAAGTACTGCTGGAACAATTACAAATATTTACCTAACAAATGCAGGACTTGGATATTCAGTAGCACCAACAATTTCTATTGAAGCACCAGTTTCTTCCAGCAATGCTTTGGATTTTGCATTCAATGAAATTGTTACAGGATCTACAAGTAACGTAACTGCTAGGGTTAGGTCTTGGAATTCTATAACAAATGTTCTTGAGATTTCTAATGTATCTGGATCATTTTCTGTAGGAGAAACATTAACTGGTTCAACTTCAGGTGCAACAAAAACTCTAAGAACTATTGACAAGACGATTGATAATGATCCATTTGCAGATAATTTTAATATAGAAAGTGCTGCAGATTCTATATTAGACTTTAGTGAACATAATCCTTTTGGAATGCCCTAAATAGTTTTATTGGTAGTATTAATGTGTTAAGGTTTAATCATGTTTGAATATTTCTACAACGAAATACTAAGACGAACCATTATTGGTTTCGGAACCCTGTTTAATTCAATAGAGATTCAGCAGGAAAATTCTGTTCTTAGAATTCCTTTGGCTTATGGACCAACCCAAAAGTTTTTAGCTAGAATAGAGCAGTCACCCGATCTTAACAAACCAACGGCAATTACTTTGCCAAGAATGTCATTTGAGTTTACTGGATTAACTTATGATCCCAGTAGAAAAGTTACAACAACTCAAACTTTTATAGCAAAAGATAAAGATGATGGCACTGAAAGTAGAAAGTCATTTATGCCAGTTCCATATAATATGCAATTTGAACTGAGTATCTTCACAAAATTAAATGATGATGCTCTTCAAATTGTAGAACAAATTTTACCATATTTCCAACCCTCATATAATTTGACAATAGAATTGGTAGATCAGATTAAAGAAAAGAGAGATGTTCCGATTGTATTGGAAAGTGTTACCATGCAAGACGATTATGAAGGTGATTTTAGCACAAGAAGAGCATTATACTATACTTTAAGATTTACTGCAAAGACATATCTCTTTGGTCCAACATCTACTGCTTCTAAAGATATTATCAAGAGAGCAACTGTCAGTTTTGTTACTGGAACAGATACAGCAAATGCTACAAGAGAACTTACATATTCTGCAACTGCAAGAGCATTGAAGTCTTATACTAATAATGTTATCACAACATTAGCACAAGATATAACTGCGACAACAAAAACATTTGAAGTTGCTGATGCTACCGGGATAAAAGCAGACAAATATATTTTTATTGGAGACGAAGAATTATTCGTTAGATCTAAAACGGATAATAAGATTACAGTTGACAGAGGAAGAGATAATACAAAAGCAGAAAAACATGTTTCTGGGGCGTCGGTCAAAGGCATCGACTATACAACTACAAGTTTACCAAGTGTTGGAACTATTGGTGTGGATAGTGCTCTCATTGAAGATGGTGACAATTTTGGATTTGATGGTGGTTTCTTATGAAAACCGGCGGCAGATTTGAAGATCTAAACGATACCTTTAATGTTTCAGATGATATTATTGATGCTGAAATTGTAAAAAAAGAAGTTCAAGAAGTTACTAAATCTAGACCTGACGATGTCACAAAAGATTATGAGTATACTAGGGGAAATCTTTATAGTATAATTGAAAAAGGTCAAGAAGCAATTAATGGAATTCTTGAATTAGCACAAGAAAGTGAAATGCCTAGAGCATATGAAGTTGCTGGACAGTTGATTAAAAATGTTGCTGATGCAACTGATAAATTAATGGATCTTCAGAAAAAATTAAAAGATGTTGAAGAAGAGACTAAATCAAAAGGTCCCTCTACTGTAAATAATGCACTATTTGTTGGGTCTACTGCGGATTTGGCAAAAATGTTGAAGAATGGTTTAAAAGATGACAATAAATAATAAATGTAGTGGAGATATATAAAAAGTGGCATTAAAGAAGCCTTCAGATTTTTTTAAAGATACAAATAAAACTCCTCTAGATCAGATAAAAGAGGAGTATGATTCTGCACGCCCAGAAAAGATTGAGAAGGTTTCAGAAGCATTTGACACTTTTAAAGACAATTTAAATCATATTAAATCACTATCAGATTTTACAAATACATTTGATAGTTTTAAAGAGAACTTAGAAAAAGTTGAAACTGTTTCTCAAGAGATCTCTACAATAAAAGAAGATTTAAAGGAATTAATTAGAAAGGAAGATCTTGATAGTGCCATGATGGCACAACTTCTTTTCGTGCAGGAATCTATATCTAAAATTGAATCTAAAATATCTTCTATCAATGGAGAAACCGTAGATAAAATTAAAGAGGATTTTTCTAATCTTTCCAACTCGGTAGAATCTTTTATTGATATTGATGTACCAAAATATAAAAAGTTAGTATCAGAATCAGAAGTTAGAGTAGATGATAGGTTTGTAAAATTTAAAGGAGAGGTTGAGGAAAATTTAGATACAATTAAGTCCGATACTAATAAAGAAGTTACCAGTGCTTTAAAGACTGTTGAAAGTCTTAATGAAAAAATCATTTCCGACATCAAAAATGATTTTAGAAAAACAACTAAAGATGTTAATAGTACTGTAGCAGACTTAGTAGAAAAAGAACTTCCAAAATATAAAAAGTTTTTTGTAGAAACTGAATTAAGAACTGAAGAAAAAATTAAAACTTCAATTGATTCTTATCAAGAAATAATTGAAAACTTGAATGCAAAAGTAAAGGAATTTACTGAAAATGAAATACCTAAGTATAATAATCTTCTAATTGAGAGTAAAATTAAATCCGAAAAGGAAGTAAAAGAATTAGAGGAACAGGTTCTTTCTAAAGTTAATACACTTACAGAAAAGATTGAATCTATTTCTGGAGGAATTTACGAAAAAACTGAAGAAAAGATTGGAGAACTTCAGTCTGTCATAGAGGAATATAAAGGAGAGATTAATTCAATATCAAAAACTTACGATAATTTATATAAAGATTTTAAAAAAAGAGAAATTAGTGATAATGAAAAATTAGAACATTATTCTAGTGAGATTGAGAGATATCATAAAAGGTTTGATTTCTTAGAAGAAGCTGTAACTGAAGATCTTAGAGAAATTCAAGGTAATTTAATTACATCAAACGAAAATTATCATGCAAGTCTTAAAACTGAAGTAAGTAAGTTTAGAGATAAAATTTCTGACCAGATGAAAGGTCTTGAGATAGATCTTGTTGTCAATGAAAAGCATGTCAATAAACAGAATGAAACTATTGAGAACATCCGAGAAGAAATAAAGGAAGTTTTTGATAAACTTCAGTTAGACAAACTAGAGAAAAAAAATAAAGAATTAGTTGATAAAATAAACTTTATTGAAGAAACGATATCAGACTTCAATGAGAAAAAACTTTTAAAAGAGGATAACCCAACCTTACCTGGAGATCCATCTACAAAAAATTCTGGGGATCCACTAACTCCTCTAAATCAAAAGTTCGCGACACTTGATGATCTTCAAAATCATTACAGAACATTCATTAATAGAATTCAACAACAAATTGCTACCATTGGTGGCGGTGGTGCTGGGTTTATTAAAGATCTTGACGATGTAACATTTGACCAGACTACAGGACAAGGACAGTTATTAATTTATAATGGTGCTAAATGGATAGGTATTGCCAGTACAGCAGTTGGTGGTGGTGCTGCATCTGAATTAGCAGAAGATGCAACAGGAACTAACTTAACTTTAAGTGGAAACTTAAATGTCACTGGTGATATTATATACGATGAAGCAAATGCTAGAAATTGGAATGTAAGTGGAGTAGCAACTGCAACCAAATTACATGTCGGTGTTGATACTGGTTTTTATAATGAAAATCTAGTTGTAAATGGTGATGCAAGAG